CGAGATGGTGAACGTGTGCATGGAGATTGAGACTACTCGTGACATTGCACGTCAGATCTTGCGTCATCGTAGCTTTACATTCCAAGAGTTCAGTCAACGATACGCTGTGTCTGAAGACTTTGTATACTCAGAGGCTCGTATGCAGGATGAGAAGAACCGTCAGTCAAGCTTACCATGCACTGACAAAGGCACTGCTGATTGGTGGGAGGACGCACAGATTGATGTACTGATCGCAGCCAAAGCAGCATACAAGACTGCCCTTGATCTTGGTATTGCCAAGGAGGTAGCACGTAAAGTATTACCTGAAGGTATGACCATGTCTCGTATGTACATGAATGGAACCTTGCGTTCATGGATTCATTATGTTACACTACGCACTGATGAAGCTACGCAGAAAGAACATCGTGAAGTAGCAGAACAATGTAAGGTTATCTTAACTGACCTATGTCCAACAATCATGAAAAGCCTGTAACTCCTTGCAACAACAACTGCGATTGGAACTCTCAACTACAAAGGTGTAACACATGCAAAAGAACACTCGACGAACTAAACAACTGGATCAACCTGACGCAGGACCAGAGACGCACAATCATGAAGGAGTGCAAGAGACGCTCGTAAGTATTGCTGTAGGAATTAAGGGACAGATCATTGGTCTCACGAGCAAGGGCAACCTCCGCACTTATGATCTTGACAAAAAGAAATGGGCTGACCTATGAGATGCATGGCATGTAACGCTAACTTGACAGACTTTGAATCAACCAGGAAATCCACTATCACAAATGAGTATCTTGACTTATGTAATCATTGCTTCTATACTATCGCTGATGATGTTTCATCTCTTGAACGAGCGGATCTCGAGCATGAAGATGGAGAAGTTGATGATGATGTCGGGATTGTTGATATGGATTATGACCTTGACATTGATAGCGATTGATGCTAAACTCTCTATATAGTACTTAAGAGATCTTTAATATTTATTATTATATTATTAATAACTTCTATACTTTAAAGGAACTACAATGGAACATGAAGAAGATCTTGAAGAAGCACACTATCACTTTTGTCTAAATGATCTTGTCTACTATAGCAAGCAGTTTGGTATTGACAAAGTGGTTGCAGATCTGTTACACTATTATCAGTCTCAGACACAAGTCGAGGCGTTAGAGAAGAAGTACTTGATCAACGAACAACTAGAGGACGTGCCGTTCTAATGTCACAACAACTTTCATCTCATGATCCTTGTCCTGATTGTGGGTCTTCCGATGCACTGGCTACATACGAATGGGGAACCAAGTGCTACTCATGTGGAAAGACTAGGGTCACAGACAAACCAATAGAAAGGAACTTTACTTTGCATTCCGCATCAGCAGTAGCAGTTGAACCATCTGATCTACATTATGCTTCCATCACTGAGCGTGGCATCACTCGAGATACCTGCCAAGACTATGGGGTTGGGATGCATCAGAATCACTTCTGGTTCCCTTACTACAACCCAGAGGGTGGTAGCACACCTCAAGCTTACAAGAAACGCCACGAGGCTGATAAGCGCTTTAGCGTGGAGGGTTCATGGAAGGGTGTAGGTCTCTTTGGTCAACAGTTATTTACTAAGGGTGGGAAGTATGTCACTATCGTCGAAGGTGAGTTCGATGCACTCGCAGCTTACCAGATGCTGGGGTCTCGTTATCCTGTTGTCAGTGTGCGTAATGGTGCTGGCTCTGCACTTGCAGACTGTAAGTCAGCGTATGAATGGTTGGATTCCTTTGATAACATCGTCGTCTGCTTTGATGGGGATGAGCCTGGCGTTAACGCTAGTAAGCAAGTAGCTGAGCTGTTCGGTACCAAGGCTCGAGTAGTTAAGCACAAGCAGCACAAGGATGCGTGTGACTACCTAGCTAACCACGAGCAGAAGCAGTTCGTTGAGAGCTGGTGGGCAGCAGAGCAGTTCGTACCTGATGGTATCGTAGCAGGCAAGGGTCTCTGGGATCTGGTCAACCAGCCAGTCGAGAAGGCTGAGGTGATGTACCCATACCAAGGCATGAACGACCTGACCTATGGCATCAGGCATGGCGAGATGATCACTGTAACAGCAGGCTCTGGTCTGGGTAAGTCTCAGTTCCTGCGAGAGATCGTGTACCATATCCTGAAGAATACGAATGACAACATTGGGTTGATGTTCCTCGAGGAGTCAGTTAAGAAGACAGCTAAGAGTCTGATGTCGCTGTCTGCTAACAAACCCTTGCACCTACCAGACACTGAGGTCACTGACGATGAGCTTGCTGCAGCTTTTGCTGATACCCTTGGGACTGATCGCTTGTATCTTTTCGATCACTTTGGTTCTACTGGGATTGATAATATTGTTAGTCGGGTTCGCTTCATGGCTAAGGCACTTAACTGTAAGTACATATTCTTGGACCACGTCTCTATTGTTGTCTCTTCCCAAGAGAATGGTGACGAGCGCAAGGCTCTTGATGAGATCATGACAAAACTTAGAATGATCGTGCAAGAAACTGGAGTGTGTCTATACGCAGTGTCACACCTCAAGCGCCCTGACACCAAGGGTCACGAGGAAGGAGCAGCTACCAGCTTGTCACAGCTACGAGGCTCTGGTTCCATTGGTCAGTTGTCAGACCTAGTGATTGGCTTAGAGCGTAACGGTCAGGCAGAGGATGTCATGGAGCGCCACACTACTAAGGTTCGTATCTTGAAGAATCGTTTCTCTGGCTTGACAGGACCAGCATGTTCGTTGTATTATAATAAGGACACTGGCAGAATGACAGAGAGATTCGATGAACCACTCTAGAACTTTAGTAATAGATATTGAAACTAACCTAGCACATGACACCATCTGGTGTGCTGTTACTAACGATGTAGATACAGGCGAAGTGAGGGTATGGACGGAAGCAGAAAGTTTGAGAAAGTATCTAAGGCAAAGCGACAGGTTCGTTGGACACAACATCATTTCGTTCGATGCACCGATCTTGAATCGGCTATGGAATACGAGGATTCGTTTGAGCCAAACGTCAGATACACTGGTGATGTCGAGGTTGCTACAACCAACACTCGAGGGAGGACACAGTCTCGAGGCGTGGGGAAAGAGGTTGGGCAAACACAAAGGAGAGTTCAACAAGTTCGACGAGGGCTTGTCGCAGGAAATGATTGAATACTGTATCCAAGATACACATGTTACAGTAGAGTTGTACAAGCTACTCTCGCGTGAGCTAGCCAGCTTTGGTGATTCAACAGAGCTAGAGCACCAAGTAGCAGCAGTCATAGCAAGGCAGGAGAGACATGGGTTCCTCCTTGACCAAGTCAAATGCACGATGCTATTGTCTGGGTGGAAGGCAGAGCTGTCAGCTATCGAGGAGAGGATGCAAAAGATTTTCCCTCCCATTGTGACAGAGCGAGTCTCCGAGAAGACAGGCAAGAAGCTTAAGGACAAGGTCGAGTACTTCAACCCAGGCTCTCGCCAGCAGATAGCAGCTAGGCTGATGTCACTAGGATGGAAACCAGAGAAGCACACAGAGAAGGGTCAGGTGATAGTAGACGAATCTGTACTCTCTGGTCTCGACATTCCAGAGGCAAAGGAGATAGCTAACTATCTATTGATTCAGAAACGAGTAGCTCAGGTAGAGTCCTGGCTGGATGCAGTTAAGCCAGATGGTAGGGTTCGTGGTAAGGTCATATCAAACGGAGCCGTGACAGGTAGGATGACACACCATAGCCCTAACATGGCGCAGATCCCAAGCAGCAGCAGCCCTTATGGTGAGGACTGTAGGTCTTGCTGGACCACACCAGAGGGTAAGATGCTGGTAGGTATTGATGCCAGTGGACTAGAGCTACGCATGCTAGCTCACTATATGAAGGATGCTAGTTATGTTAGAGAAGTCTGTGAAGGTGATGTACATACCAAGAACCAAACGGCAGCGGGTCTTCCAACTCGTCCGCAAGCGAAGACTTTCATCTATGCTTTTCTCTACGGGGCTGGACCTGCCAAGATCGGGAGCATTGTGGGAGGTGGTGCAGAAGACGGTAGGAGGCTCATTGATTCATTCCTTAGTAACACTCCTGCGCTCAAAGCACTCAGAGCAAAGGTTGAAAAGCTGGCAGAGAAGGGCTACTTACCAGGTCTGGATGGGAGGAAACTACAAGTTCGTTCCTCACACGCAGCACTTAACACGTTACTCCAGGGTGCTGGTGCGATTGTAATGAAGAAGGCTTTGGTCTTGCTAGACGAATCAATAAAGAGCAATCGTATCAACGCTCAGTTCGTAGCCAACGTACATGATGAGTGGCAGATCGAGGTAGATGAGAAGGACGCTGAGCTAGTAGGTCAGCTAGGTGTAGATGCAATCAAACAAGCAGGCATTGAACTAGACTTGCGTTGTCCTCTCACTGGGGAATACCGAGTCGGAAAGACATGGAAGGATACCCACTGATGGACATGAAGGAATGGTTGAAGACTGCTGAAGACATCATCGTTATTGGCAGGGTAGGAGATCAAATTGATGTACGCACAGAAGTAGATGTAGAAGAAGCGCTGGCTGTAGTCGAGGTAGTATATGAGATGTTACTGTCAGCAGTAGATGGTGACGTAGAGCCAGTTGACAAGCTTCATTAATCGTAGTATAATATTACTTTACTGTTCAGGAGAACACTATGCAACAAACTAAACCTCTTAAGATCGAAGCAGAACTCATGTGGGCATTCCTTGATACACCTAACCAGATGTCAGGTAAGTATCAGGTAGACCTTTGCAATCTCAGCAAGAGTGCAATCAAAGCCCTTGAGGATGCTGGAGTCAAGGTTCGTAACAAAGAAGACAAAGGTTTCTTCATCACTGCCAAGTCAACCAAGTACCCCATCACTGCAGTAGATAAGGAAGGTAAGCCCATCGAGGCTAAGGTTGGCAATGGTTCCAAAGGTGTAGCGATTGTGAACTTCTATGATCACAAGTTCGCTAAGCAGTATGGCCTTGGTGTAGGTATTAACAAGCTGATCGTTACTGACCTCATCGAGTATGCTAACGCTGACCCTATCGGGGATGACGTACTGTAATGAAAGCCTTGATTGATGGCGACATCCTTGTGTATCGTATTGGCTTTGCTGCTGAGGGCGAGACCAAGGGTGTAGCTATCTCTCGAATGGCTGAGTTTGTTGAAGAGCTGGTGATGATCCAAGATGTAGGGGACTACCAAGGATACCTCACTGGCTCTAACAACTACCGCAAAGAGATAGCCAAGGAAGCCCCGTACAAGGGCAACAGGACTGCTGCTAAGCCTGAGCACTACGATCTACTACGTGAGTACCTTACCCTGTCCTGGGGCTTTGAGATGGTTGATGGACAGGAAGCTGATGACGCTATAGGCATCGAGGCTTACAAGTCAGAAGAAGATAGTTATCTAATCATGACTATCGACAAAGACTTAGATATGATCAGAGGCTGGCACTACAACTTCATCAAAGGAATTAGGTATCATGTCGATGAATGCGATACACTCAGATGGTTCTATACCCAAGTACTCACAGGTGATAGGGTTGACAACATCCCAGGGCTTAAAGGTATCGGTCCAAAGAAAGCAGAAAAGATTCTCGGTGAAGCAACTGAGGAGGGTGAGTTGTTCCAAGCCGTACTCAAAGCCTACGACAATGACTTGGCTAGGCTGACTGAGATGGGGCAGCTTCTGTGGATCAGACGAAAGGAAGGAGAGTTATGGACTCCTCCATCGTTATAGTTCGTTGGGTCGATGCACACGTAGATGGATCATGGGAGCAGGAAACTGATGGCAAGCTTGCGGATGTTACAACTGTTGGGTTCCTTGTCAAAGAAACAGACGAGTCCATTGTCATTGCTTCTACTGTCAGTCCTCCTATGCACAACTGTAGGATAACGATTCCCAAGGCGTGGATCAAAGAAAGGAAAGTGATTAAACTTGAAACCAAGCAGCGCAAAAGCAAAAGGAAGAAGCTTTCAGCAGTGGGTCAGAGACCAAATCATAGCTGTATTCCGATTAGAGCCAGATGATGTACGCTCTACTTCGATGGGTGCAGGAGGCGAGGATGTGCTACTTAGTCCTCGTGCAAGGGAAGCATTCCCTGTCTCAATAGAATGTAAGTCTCGAGACAAGATAGCTGTCTATGGTTACTACGAACAAGCAGAAGAGAACGCTAAAGGTAGAGGTGAACCAGTAGTGTTCATCAAACAGAACAGAAGTAAACCACTAGTGGTAGTAGATGCAATATACTTCTTAAACATTATGGAGAAACAGAATGGATGATTACAAAGTTCAGTACAAGTTTGAACACATTGATTATGACAACGATGTAATTAAGTTTGAGTTCAGTAAAGCAGATGCTACAACCTGGGATGAGGTACTTGAAAAGTTTCTAAAGTTCTTGTCTGCTGTCTACGGGTATGACATCTCTGAGCAGGTAGAGTACACTACAATGGATGATCGTTTATTTGCTACAGATCCGCTGTATGATCAGTACAAGTTTGACATTTGCGACGAGGGTGAAAATGACGACACACCTAGTAATTCCTGACTGCCAGGTTAAGCCAGGTGTAGATCTATCCTATCTCTCGTGGGTAGGGCAGTACATCGCAGACAAGCAGCCTGATGTCATCATCAACATTGGTGACTTTGCTGACATGCCTAGCCTCTCATCCTACGATGTAGGTAAGAAGTCTTTCGAGGGGCGTAGGTACAAGCATGACATCGAGGTAACTCACTACGCAATGGACAAGTTGCTAGCACCACTGAAGGAACTCAATGAGCACCAACGACGAACAAAGCAAAAACAATATAGACCCAGAATGGTTCTCACGCTTGGCAACCACGAGGAACGAATTGTCCGAGCAGTCGAAAGCGATCCTAAACTCGACGGCACTATTGGTCTCGATGATCTCGGATATAGAGAAGCAGGTTGGGAGGTGTTTGATTACCTTACTCCTGTTGTTATTGACGGTGTGGTATATTGTCATTTCTTTACCAGCGGGGTGATGGGCAGGCCAGTAACATCAGCAGCTGCACTGCTTAACAAGCGCCACATGTCAGCAGTTATGGGTCATGTGCAGGGCAGGCAGATAGCTTACGCTAATCGTGCTGATGGCAGACAGATCACTGGTCTGTTCTCAGGATGCTGCTACCTACATGATGAAGATTATCTGGGTGCACAAGGTAACAATTACTGGCGTGGTATCTGGATGCTACATGAAGTAGAGGATGGACAGTTCGATGAGATGCCAGTTAGTCTTAAATACTTGAGGAAGAAATATGGGTAAATTTACAGAGATGACGTT